CACAGTTAAATCGTTGGTTGCTTTACAAATAGAACAATAAGGTTGCAATAGTCTTAGTTGTTTTGATAACCTTTTCCAATTTGCATCGTAACCCCTATCAGCACGTGAAGGACGAGAGGTTGCTTTGAACTTCTGATACTTCTTATTGCAGATAGGACATCTTGGTTTATCTGCTAACACACCACAATCTAAGCATGGTTTATTCATTAGCGTCCGATTTTTTAGATAGCTATAGTTCGGTGATTCCTATTATAAATTACATCACTGTGATTGTACAGAGGTTTCTACCATCAACTTAGCCAACCTCGACCACTGTTCATATGCCCATTGGTGTGTGTTATCGTGTAGACAATGGACATCACCATTAGGTTCTAATCTTAAACTACCAATGCAGTCCTGTACAGGACATTTAACTGCCTTAGGTGGTTTTCTTTCACCATAAATAATACTTCTTAATGTTGTCCATGGTTCTTTGATCTCATTGTAGTAATCAGTCCACAATTCACTATCTGCTATCCAATCATTATGTGTATCTAATACACGATGCAATGAATGTAGTTTGTTAGTCTCTTTTGTAGATCTTAGGCAATTAGTGTCCAGACTTCTTGTTTCTACAACATATTCACACCATGCTTGAAGAACACTTTGAACACCTGTTTTAGAAATAAGATCTACAATCTGGACATTGATTACTGATCTATCAGATAACGAACCTCTACCTTCTTGTTTAGAAGATACCTGTTGTCTAAGGGAAGGACTTGCAATAAGTAGATCTATAAATGCAATTAACTCATTCAGCATTTTTTTTAATCTTCTTCTGCAATGTGGACAAGCACCTTTCTCACTTACCCCTCTACAACTAAGGCATTTATCCATTTTTCTTTCTAAACCTTTCTAATAACAATTTAACATCATCAGGTGGACCTTTTCTCTGATGGTTATTGATGGTTATATGATGATTAGGGTGGCCATCAGCTTGACCTCTACCGCTGGCCACAGCTGTGACCTCAGCCGCAGGACGTTCAGAGTCGTCATATTCTGTGGACAGGACATCAGTGACCTGCGGCTTTCTAAATAACAATCGGTAACGATTATTAGAAATACCAGCTCTGGAGTGCTGTTCTATAAACAAATAGTTATCAGAAATCATTTGATGAATGATTCTGCGGATCTGCCTTACACTGATCTTGCACTTATCTGCCAAATATTGTTGACTCGGCCAACAAATACCTTGGTCATCGCAATGATCTGCCAATGCTAAATGGACAATTAAAGCATTGCCATTGTAAGGAGAGTTTTCCCATACATAGGTCATAGCTTTAACTGACATTAGAACACCGCTTCTGTAGGATCCCAAGCAACTGGATCTGGATTCTTAGTTCTTAAAGTGCCATGATACTTTTGCACAACAATTTGCTTAGCAATAGTATCAACCAGAACCTCATATGACGAGCGCTTATTTCCGTCCTTGTCAATCCATGTTGTTTGCTTAATTGTGCCTGTAATAGTCACCAGATCGCCTCGTTTGATGTTATCTACAAGAGCCTCCGCGTAACCTCCAAAGGCTTTGCATTCCCACCAACTTGTGTCTGCATCTACCCATTCATCATTAACTTTCTTTCGTGTATTAGACACCACGCTAAATGGAACATAAGCTTTACCTTGTTGTGTAAACTTAATGTCCATATCTTTACCAACGCGACCTTTAATTGTTATTGCTGCACTCATTTTTGCTCCTTTATTTGTCGGACTAGATCTTTGATGTCTTTATTCTTCATGCCACCCCATACTCCATACACTGGCCAATGTTTTATTGCATATCCAAGACAATTCATTTGTACTGGACAATTTTGGCATATACTTAAAGCTGCTCTTTGTTCTAAATTGGTTGGATGTTCGCTATCCGGAAAAAACCAATCAGGATCAATGCTTGGATCAGTGCAATTAGCATCTTTCATCCAAGCAGCTGATTCTACCTTAAACTCTAAGTCTCGAATCGTCACAAATAACCTGCTTCTTTGAGTAATTGGATCATTATGCTTACTGGAACACATGCTGGCCAATTCTCAATGTCGGCTTCACCTTGTCCATTCTGTCTTAACACAGCGATGGGGATTACGCCTTCTTTTATTCTTTTTGCTTGTTGTTTCATTGCTGATTTAGGATCAAAGTCTGCTCTAGCCTTTAGTTCCCAATCAACACCGATAACTCCTTTTATATCAGTGCCAGCAGCTGATGAACTACTTGCTTCAGCATATAACCAACCTTCCTTTTTTAGATATTCAGCAAAGATAAGTTCTGTTTCACGCCCACGTCTTTTTCTTGACAAATTAGCCACTATGCATCCCACGAGTTTTTTAGCCAACCCGTTTTAAGAGCCTCGGCTGGATTTGTTGTAATCCAAAAATGGCAATTATGGCAAAGAGCTCGGCAGTTTTCGACTTCTAGGATAGATCCTCCACGCGCTCTACTTTTAACTTCATGCACTTCCTCTGATGCTTTTACATGACAACGTTGGCACATTGGATAGGTTTCTAGCATATATCTAACTAGAATTCGTCTTTGAATGTACTTCTTTGCCATTTTTTTACTTCTCGCTCTCATGTATATTGACCAACACCTTCTGCACTGAACTGTTGTCTAATTGCGGCTGAAAGTGATTGCCCAATAGATATTTGAGATCTTAAAGTGTTTATTCGTTCTTTAATTGCTCTTACTTCTGCGTCTGCAATTTCCATTGCTAAACGTAAATCAGCGCAAGCCAAAATTGCCTCTTGTCTTCTGACGTCCATCGATCCATTTGATTGCAGAAAAGATCTTGCATAGGCAACCTCATAAGAACCTTTCGCTTTTACTGCTTTATCATCGCTGGCAGCAATTTCATCTGTTGCAGCATCAAGCATACGAGAAAGTTCGCTTAATCGCTTAACTACTTCGGTTTGATTAGGCAACACGGCGTTTCCCTTTCTGTTTAGCCTTGCAATCAATGCAAAAATGCGGATTACCCATAAGTTTATCTAAAGCATAGAGATAAGTCCATGCTCCGCATGCTTCACATCTAGCAACTGGTTCAGTCATTGATTTTACCTGCCAAGAATCTTTCAAAGCGAGTTAAATGATCTGGAATGTTGCCTTTTAGTATAGATCTAGCAGTGTGGCTAATCTCGCCAATTGTGTTTCCAGTCCACATTGGTTCGTAATCCTTAAATGAGCCATTAAAATATGCTTTGATCCATTGAGCTTGTGGAATATGTTCATCGTAAATGTGTAAACTACCTACAACATGTACATATTGACCCATTTCAATGTCTAAAGCCTTGGCAATTGCACCTTGTAATGCAATAAATTGAGTCAGATCATATGGAAGACCTAGAAATACGTCATTGCTTCTCATGTTTGTTCTAGCAATTAACTTATTGTCTCTGATGAAATACTGCAGATTTAATGTACAAGGCACATCTTTTACATCAACATTAAGATCTTTATTTGAGTCAAATATAGTTAAAACTGCTTGTCTTGTAGAGTAATCTTTTTTCAATTGATCTACGACTTTATTGAGATTACCGTGAATGCGTGGACCATAAGCACCATGAAGTATTCCATTATCCATGTACTTTCCAAAAACTTGACTCGTATCTGTCATTGCTTCTGGATCAGTAACTTGTCCAACTAGTTGTAATGCTTCTTTTATACCAATATTGTGGTTAAGTTTACGGTTTTCCATCGATACAGGTATGTTCCATGGCTTTTCAACTTGTAAAGTAACATTAAGAAGCTCTCTAGTGACCATTCCACGAGGAGATATTGCTTCACCGTACTCGATAACATATTGAGTTGCTAACTCTAAAGCTTCGCTTGGATTTTCTGTAATTATATGCATTACCTAACCACCTCACTATGAATTATTTTTTTATCTAAGTATCGAACTTGTCTGAAGGCTTCTACAAATAAAGATCTAGAATGCAAAACATAATCTATTTGCAATTCTTCACCTCGTTTTAATAATTCTTCTGCTATTGCATCTTCGGATCTAGTAAGTAAGATTAACCTAGCTCCTAATTTAGCAAGTTCCCAATTGCAATAATCAAATGTTGTTTCATCAAATAATGATTGTCGACCGTAGATTTTAGGCCAAACAACTTCACCTAAATGCCAACGATCTAAAATCATATTTGACGAAGTAATTGGTCGAATGTATTCATCAGACCACAACCTTGTTTTTGGTTGTTCAGCATGTAAATACTTTGCGTTGAATCTTTCAGATAATTTTTGAGCATAAGTTGTTTTACCTGTGCCATCTGCACCTTCGATAATGGTTATCATCTAAACTCACCCCATTCTCTAAAACTATCGATTTGTGAATGGACCATTGTAACTGGTTTTACGTCACCTGCTACATTCCACAATAAAGTTGAAGGTGTTTTAGGAGCAGATGTTTTGTCCAACATAAACCTTTCTAGACCTTTGCAATCATATGTTGGTGCGGAGTTAATTTCCTCATTGATTTTGTCTGCATAGTCAGCTTTTTCTCTGAAAGCTTTATGGTAAGTTGTAACGTCCGCTCTTCCAATCTCTCCTGGATGTAGGTTTCTTGCAACTGCAATTCCATGGAAGGTTGCATTTGGCCAAGCAATTTGGAGAGTTCTTGTGAGAACTCCTGTACTAATAACTGATACAACATCTCTTGGTTCATCTCGGTCTCCCCATTGTTGGATTGTAGATTTAACTCCAGCCGCAACAACTAGGGGATGATCTAAACCAAATGGCACAAATTGAGCATTATTTTGTTCTGCCCAATCTTTGGCATATTTGTTGAGAACTGGCATTGCTGCAATTCTTCGAAAGATTGGATTTGCTCCTCTTTCAATGCAAACTAATTGATGGTCACTGACCACTTTTGAGGAAGGCATAAACAATGTTAACTTTTTGTTATATTTCTTTGCAAGAGTAGCTAACGAAACTCCTGCCCAACCTACTCTTGGTTGTACATAAACTAAATGATCTGATTCCATAGTTTTAACTAATAGATCTCCCCATCGACCTTTTGTGCCAACTCCAGTTACAGAATCATCCCATATTGTTGCTCCATGAAATGTACCTATATTTGGCGCTTGTGTTTCATCAGTCCAATCACCAGCAAGATCTAACCACTGGTCTCTATGCCGATGTGAGTACTTACTTGACGAATCTGTGGTTATCTTAAACATTGTGAGCCTCCAAATGTTTGTTGTAAGTCCAATGTTTTGTGTGATGAGGTATAAGTGATTTGTTTGTCACTTGCCATGGTTTGAGATGTTCATAACCTTTTGGTACATAGCATTCAACATATCGGACATAGTCACAAGCAACATCTTCTAGGCTTAAACCTTTTCCTAGATTTCTTTGATGGTCACGTGGGTCATATGGAGATCTAAATTCCTCGCAAATACGATCCATTGCAGCATCTAGAAAGTCTTTTTGCTTATAACCTTCATTCTTAAAAATTAAATTCAATGCTTGGATAGCATTAGAACCGTAATTAACTCTGCTCCATGGATCTATTAAATCAGGAAAATACTGAGCAACATCCATCACAAATGCGGTCATTACAAAGTGAAAACATTTTAGACCTTGAGCTTTGTGCCATTCATTTATCCAATCTACTCCATCTCGTATTGACATTGTCAATGGATTGTAAGACAAATGAGTATAAAAATCTTTAACTAAATGCGGCATATATTCTGAGATATAGAGTTGAGATCCACGTGGATATTCTGCATTTGGTTTTGGAAATTGTGGGATTTGATTACCAATGCTCGTAAATATTGGTCTACCAGTTCTCATTTCACTTAATACATAATTTCTCATATGAATCATGTTATCTGTTTTCAGAGCCATATCCGAAAGTATGCTATTTCTAAATCCATGGTCATAACTAAAGGAAGCGCCTGATCCAGTAACTCTGTGAATCATAAATAGATAAAACCAATCCATTGTGTGTAAATTGTAACCGTCAAAACGACTGTCAATTTGCCACTTTTTTGGATTATTAGAGCCATACCAAATCTGTTGTATAGCATTGCTAAATCCAGCAAACTCACGATCTACTGTGTCATAAATAGTTATGTGATGCTGCAATGGATCATCAACATGAAGATCTTGAGATGTATCACGTCCGTTTTCGCTTGCAATGTTAATTGTTTGCAAAACTACAGCCTTTTCGTAATACTTCTTAAAGTCTTCCCAATAAATAGTTTCAATTATTTTAGACATCTAATAACTTCCCTGGATATACTTCAGGAGAAAAGTTTTCGTAATTATTAACTAAGTCCCATTCATAGAACTCAGGAGATAAATGGACAGATCCAGGTTTTTCCATGTAAGTTTTAGCATAGTCTTCTGGATCAATCATGTACCAATTTGTTGGCCACTCATGAACATTGTCAAATTGATATTTCATTTCATTGGTCATAACTTGACGAACTCTGTCACGTGAAGGATGAGACCCATAAAAAGCTGTGCCTTTGTAGAATCCTGTTTTTGGAATTTTACGCTCTTCGAACTCAATAGGATATGGAGCAGTAACCTCAAATGTTCCTATTTTTCCTTTTTGCTGCATGTGTTCTAAATGCATTCTAAGATTACTAACTAATCTACGTGCTGAACCTTCAGGATCTAGTTGTCTGCATAAATGGTGTCTTATGTCTACATTTCCTGCGTAAATTACTAAATGAGGTACAAAATAATCAGGAAGGTAAGGTTCTATTCCTCTTTCAGTTAAACCATGTAAAGTCAAACCATCATGACGATAAACAACCGTGTTTGCTCTGTATCTAGAAATTGAATGAGAGTCGCCAATAACTACTCGCTGAATGTCCAAAACAAGATCTTCATGTTTAATAACTTCGCATTTCATCAGATCACGAATCTTAGTCCATTCTGATTCTGTAAAATCAAAATCAGTCTTTGCAGCACGTGGACGTAAAATTCTTTCAATGTCACCAATAGGCATATCCAAAGCTTTAATATTTGAAAGATCCATATCTAAAACTCTTGCAATTCTGTCTCTAGTTTCTCGAGTATAACCACCAAATAGATTAAAGACCTCACCTTTGAATTCCATCGGAGTTGATACTAACCATGTGCCTTCTTTGACAAGTTGGTCATTGCCAAAAGCAATTTCAGATTTAGTATTAAAAGCATTATCGACCATGCACTTCTGCATTCTTGGCCAAGCAGATCTATGACTAGCAATTCGATCTGTAAATGAGGTAACTACATCATCTAATATGTATTTCATTCTATGTGCTCGCAAGCAATTGGAGTACATAGAACAGCTGCATCATCAAATGCTCGTCCACAGGTTTTGCACTTACCTTGAACTCCATCGTAACCTGTAAGTTGGCGTTTAGCATTTTTATCTGCCTTTTCAAAGTAAAGATCTAGAATGGACTGTTCATTAACACCTGCAACTAAGACTAAATTAGCCCAGAAATGGAGCACATCTATCATTTCGCCTACAAAAGCAGCACGATTGAAATGCCGACTTGTAGCCCATGGTTTCCAACCAGTTTCATTCAATGCTTCATGCAATTCATCTGTTAAAGCCAAGGACATGTCACGAATGTATTGAGCTCGTTGTTCTTCATCAAGAGTAGTAACATCTACTCCATATGACTTAAGTTGTAGTTTTCTTTGATTATCTAAAATCATTTGTAAAGCACTCACGGTTTTACCTCCTGTTTTAATGAAATGTTACATGTTCTTGCTAACTCAGCAATGGCACCTAGATCGTAAATTGTTCCATCTATCAGATCAGAATACATGACAGAAGTAATTCCATAACTAGCAATTACTTTTATACATTCAGAACATGGATGATGAGTACAATACATATAGCCATTTTTTGTTTGATCTGGTGTGCAATAACGCAATGCGTTCACCTCTGCGTGTATCACAAAACCACGCCTAGCGTCTCTATCCTCCCACGGAATCGTGACGCCAGGCGCAGCCCCATTGTAGCCGATGCTAATTATGCTTCTATCCCCGCGTAGAACACATGCACCAACTTTTAGATATGGATCTTCACTGCGATAGGAGGCTGCTCTCGCAATCTCCAATCCATATTTGTCCCAAGACATTCGAGTCATGACTCAACAACCGCCAGGTGTTTAATGATAAGAGCAATCTCATCATCAGTTAAGTCACTACTCGAACTTATTTCACGGCTTACTAGGCCGCGTACTGCCGCTAGGATTGCATCCTTCTCCGTGATGCCTTGTGTTCCTAGCAACTCTACTATTTGCTTCAGACCAGGATTTGCACGTTTCATCATGACTTTATCTGGTTTATTGCGTTCAATTGCAAGTTCTACTTCTTCTTTAGTTGCAATTGCTTTATCGATTCCTATACCTAATGCTCCAATTGCTCTGCCCCAGCAACTAGTTTCAAGGTTCTGTATTTCACTACCTCTAGTGAAGTTAGTTTTACCAGGCAAATATTCTTGAGCAGTACCAACACCTGGTTTCTCATCTTGTGGATTGCGATAAGCATAAGCTCTGCCTATTACAATTACTTGATCTCCGACTGTCTGGAATTGCAGATCAGGATCCATTTGCAATGAACCTTCTGGATACTTTTCATAAAACAATTTAATTCTATGAGGTACATCTACATAATTTTCAAGACGCTTGTCCATTTAATCCCCCTATTTGTGTCAATAAACTTTCAATGTGTTCTAATCTGTTTGCCAAATCAATAACAGTTAGAAAAGAATCCCATGCTAGATCTGCATCTGTAACTTCATGGAAAGTTGTACCATTAACAGATACGTGAACAATGCCTAAACCATCTAGAACAGGCAAAGATTGTTCATTGCCTTCTTCATCAAGATAGAAATCTGCATTTGCGTATGCTGCAATTTGCATTGCCATTTCGCCATAGACTCCAGCACTGGTTTTCCAATCACAAAGATAAGTCTTACCAGCTAATGGACCATTGCCAAACTTAAGAATTGCATCAAAAGTACCAGCATAACCGTGAACTCTGTTTGCTACAACTTTCTCGGTCAATACAGGAATTACTTCCCATTGATCTAGCCATTCTACATAGCCGTTGACGTATTCAGCAAACTCGCCAGCAACTTCTGCTTCTCCACCATGAATGATAGTTTCAGCAATTGAATGGATCTCTGTTCCTCGTGCTCCTGCTTTGTCTCTTTGATTCCAAGGAATCATTTTTAAGAACTTGACAGCTTCTTCACGTTCACGGTTAATTAGATTAGGAAGATTTGCAAAATTGTCATAGACATATTCTGCAACTAGTTTTGCACTCCAATATGGAAGTGCAGGTTTAGGCATACCAGATCCAATAAGAGTGGTAACACCTTTCACAGGTTGGCCATCAAGAACATACTTGTGACCACGCTTTGTTTCAATGCGTTCTAATCCCATGAGCTCTTCAAAGTTCTTTTAGTAAAGAAATTAGCAAGTCCTTTTTCGTTTGCCTCAATTAGTCTTGAGTATCGACTTGCATAGTTGTTTGAGATAGCAAATTGGTCCCCCGAAGATCTGATACCAATCTCCCATCGAAGTTTGTTGATTAGCAAATCAATAGAACAAATATCGTGGCCTGCTGATTTCCATTGATAAGCAAGATCAACTAATTGACGATAGATATGTGGATTCTCATGATGAAACTTGTTGAACTGTTCATCAATCGGATCTGCCAATAAAGATAATTGCTTTGGTTCGAACCATTCCCTGGCGGTTTCTGACATTTTATGCCTTTCGTTGTAGTTGAGTTGGTACTAGTTCATTGCATTTTGAGTTGACTGCCCAATGTGTCCAACCGGACCAATGGTATTTTGCATTCAACGCTGCTACAAATCCTACATCTTGGTAGATAGGTTCCCATTGATCTATGGACTTTGATTGCAGGTGTTTGACCAGCTTCTTAGTCTTAGACTTCGGCATTCCATAATCTACTAATCTGTTTGCAACCATAAAAGATAAACCATGTCTCCATTGCTTATCTAAGAATTGCCATCGTCCTCTAGCTGAAGACTCATCTCCTACTGCTTTGTAGTTACCTCTAGATTCATGATGGCTTACACATTTTGCGTAAGCAACTTGATCTTTTGGAACTCTTGCTGCTGCTGTTTTATAGTCCACCGCATTAGCATTTGGTGACACTAATAAAAAGGCTACAGCGATTGCCATGACCTTCAGACATCGTTCCTCTGACGGCGGACAGATACAGCATAAATAAACACAAACATAGTTGCCTCCTAGTCGTTGTGTTAGTTAGCTTTTGGTTCCATTCATCAATGCATCTAATGCATCTTGATAAACGTAACGTAAGTTTGAAGGTGTTTTGTAACCTTCAACTTTTCCAAGATCAACCCAACGTCGTACTGTTCGTGAGTTGCGTCCGATGAGCTTTGCAGCTTGCCCCGTTGTTAGGGACTTTCTATTTTCATTTGTCATGTGCATATCCTAAACTGTCCGTAGTGACCATTCGACCATTGCCGCATGGTGTTTTATCAGCGGACATAAACATAAAAATAAATTATGTTATACAATCCGCATGCGATTAACCGGTTTACCTGGCGGTTCTCCGGTTAATCGTCCAACATACATTCAACCATAGTTCCCCAGCAATAACCATCTTCTGTCCACCAAAGATTCATGGACACTTGCCAAATTGCCCATAAACCAATTAAGATGAATATCGCTCTAACTCGTTTGCCACGTTTAGTTAGTTTCATTGCTAGTCTCCTTAGTTTGCTGACAAATGCAGACTTCAACATCATATTCCTCCTGATGAGAGTGATAGATATATCCTTTTCCATAACATAGATTACAAGTCATGATGCCACCTTCAGATTCTGGATCCATTCCTTTTTTTCCTTCGGACATCTTGCTTTGACTGGTCCATTCTTTCCAATGACCTTTACTGCTTTGAAATGAAACGCTGCTTGAAGTTGCAATGCTTCTTCTTTGCCCATAACATTTCTTACTAAATTCAGCAGACAATCAGCATATTTGTAATCATGACCTGAACCACCACTAATATGATGAGCTATTTCATGAAGGATTACAAACTCATTTCTTGCCCATTTAGGCAGAAGTATCACATAACTTCCATGTCTCCAAGTAGCGCCTGCATTTCTTCTGCGGCGTCCATCATGAACAACTATCTGTCCACGATTCCATGGATAATTACGTTGCACAAAACTTCTAGACATAACTTTATCTACAAACTTTTGACATTCTTTCATCGTCATATCTTCAGATGATTTCTGAAATGCCAAAGATTCTGCAGCATATAGTTTTCCTGCTTGATCTCTAACTTTCATTTTTCCTCCTGGCGGTTAGTGGTACTGGACCATTATACACTGCGGACTTTTTGA